TAAACCATTCATATTGAATAGTCTGACCTACCATTAGCCCGTATTCAGCAGTTTTTTTCTCTTCATCTGAAGCGAACTGATTCGGGAAACTTTGAGGATTTACTGATATCTTTACTTCTTTCATCTAATTATTTGGCTACGATTTCCATCATTACTATACCTTGCAAAGGTAATGCTTATTTTTGACTCTTGTTTTTGAGGTGTATATAAGGTCTTTTGACAAGCCATTACGGCTAATCCAGAGCTAATAGAAGCATCATGCTTTGTTCTGTTATTAATATCAAACTTTGCCCAATCTTCCAATGTTCTATTAAATAACATAGATCCAACTTCATCACTAGGTCTATAAGTTCCATCTAAATCAAATCCAACGTGTTTCTCTATATATGACTCTATAGCGGCTGCGTGAGCTTGTTTTATATCTTCAGACGAGTTAGGTATCCCTCCAAGCTCTTTCTCTGTCTTAGATAGCTTATTGTATATCTTATCAGGTCTGTTCATAGAAAACCCTCTATACCCTCTATTCTTAAAATGATATAAAAGCCTAGGCTTATTATTCTCTGCAAGTATCGGCATACCATAAAACACACAAGCCATAAGGACATCTTCAAAGAATATCTCTGCTGTCTGAGGTCTAGCTATATACTCTAAGAAAAATTCATTACTAGGAGCTTCATCCATACTAAACATAGTAAGTCCGTGAAGAGAACCGTTAGATCCTCCACCACCAACAGTACCTGATATATCGTAACTATCACAACCGAAAGCTCCAATATGTTCGTTCCCTGGATATTTTATTCCATTCTTGGTTATCATGTTGTTTTGTAAATGCTTATTAGGAGTCCAACCAACATAAAACCTTCCTCTTTTATCAGGGCTAAATATAACCTCTGTATCTTGAATTCCATTCTTCCAATGGAAAGACCCTCTAGTAACATGCCTATCAGTAATTAAAGATTCGTTATAATCTATCTGCTGATATATCTTAGTAAGATTAAATAATGACTGCTTACTTTCATCTCTAAATGCGTGAGATTCCGTTCTTGGAAACTGTCTATAAAATTCATTCAAAGCATCCGGGTCACTCTTTAGTGAGTCTACCTCTGCGTCCCAATAATCAATAGCTCCAATTTCTATCATCTCACCATCAACCCCCAACAATGGTTTTTTAGGATTTCTAAATACAGGCATTCCATGTATATCAATAAACCCTTCCATATTCCACTCCATAGGAATAAAAAGAGAATACATACCACTTTTTGTCTGTCCGTTTTTATTTCTGGAAGTAACTGACGAATCCTCGTATAACTTTTTGAAATTATCTCCACCTTTACTTAATGCATTGGATGTTGAACCCATCATACACTTCCCTATAACTTTACTACCTAATCTAAGACAGGTTTTAGTTACACGCCAGTTATTTAAAATATTGTTTGGCTTAATCCACTTTCCTGATTCATCATGAACTAATAAAAGTAACTTCTCTCCATCATAACTGTTATCGTCTGTATTCTTCCAGTCAATAGTAGTATCAAGTCCTTCAAAACTTTCTTCAGCTATAGTAGCCATATTCTTTTTAGTAATCTTAGAAGCAGGAACTCTAAATGCTAATTCAGTTTTTGGTTTATCCATTCCATCCTGGATAGGTTTAAAAAAGAAAGGAAGTCTATTGGATATAGGAACTACCTTATCCGTAAACATCTTCTTTGCATCAGAACCTGTCTTTGATAATATCCCAACCCTTGCATCTGTAGCTAGTGTTCCTGTATTTACACATTCAGAAGAACCCATAAAAGAAAATCCAGAACGTCTAATTTTTAGATACGACATTCCAAAAGACCTTTTGTCAGCTTTACAAGCTTCCCAAAATATAAAAAATATTCTGTTTGCTTCTCGGTAATCTGGATAACCAACATCTATATTTGTCCATTGAAGGTACATGTACTGAGAACCTGTTATGTAGGTAGACTCACCTTTATTCATAAACCAATAACCTAACTCTCTATTATCAAATTCATTCTCAATATATTCAACCCACTTATCTTTGAATGAACTGTGCATATCATTCCATTGGAATATAGACTTTATTTTAAATAATTCTCTTGGTAATTCTTCTCTCTCCCAATATTGTTTTTCAGGTTTAGTGCTTCTCATATTAGCACGCAAAGGCTTCATAGGAAGACCTATGACTAAACCACTAACACTAATAATATCACCCAATGTTCCATCACGAGATATTATCACTATGTCATATTCCTGGTTATATCCGTAATTCCAAGAAGATTTTTTATTCTTTCTCTTAATTACCGAATCAGATATATAGTCCTCTAGGACTGTATATAATTTAACCTCTAGCTCTTTTTTCTGCAAATCCACTTGTACTAGGTTTAGTTTCTTTTTTATCAGACTCTTCTCTTAAATTATCCTCCTCAATATCAATTCTAGAAAGTATTTCAAAAGCATCAAATATAGCTAATTTTTTAGCAGCTGCAGCATTCTTTAATTTATCTGCTGCCAAATCATCTTCAATGTCATATCCAACTATTTTTTCTTGAGCAACTTTTATAAGCTCCTCAACAGCTCTTCTTCCTGCTATTACAAGCTCCAATCTTAATTCATTTGAGTTCTTCATAATTTAATTGTTATTTGGTGATCATAAACTCTATACATAGTCTTTTCATCAACAATAAATTCGTATTCGCTTTCCGGAGTGAAACAAACTTTATCTCCATTAGAAACCCCTTGTGATTTTAGATATTCATTAGGATATCTCATTACCCCCATTAAAGGCTCTTTAGATGTAGCTTTATATATATATGAATCCTGAACTTCTAACGGCTCTACGAAACAATATCTATCGTATGCATTCCATTCTCCATTCTGCTTGTACATGAAGAACTGCTCCTGATCTATAAAGAATAAATCATCTTTAAAAAAGCTTTGACCACTTTTTTTCCTTCCCTGCATATCAAAATAAAACTTAAAAACATTATGATGAACAAGTAAAGTGTCACCAATTTTAATTTTACCTTCATATCCTAATGGCGTTTCTATTACTTCTGCGTAACGATTTGAAAAATTATGGTCTTCTTCTGATGTGCTTGTTATAAATTCAGTACCTGATATTTCTTTTGTATTATTGTATCTCTTGCCGTTAAGTGGCTTTACGATAAATTGGAATGGTGATTTCATAGTTGGTGCTTACGAGCCGCAACCAATACAATCTATTTGACTATCTGTTGGCTTGACCCCATTTAATTTCATTTTAATATTGTGGATTTCGTCAGATAATTCTAACTTATCCATCCAAGTCTTCCCCTCTTTTTGAGACTCCAACTCTTCTATCTTTAATTGTAGTAATCTTCTTTCTGCTTCAGTCATCCTTAAAAGTTTATATTGTACTCAACAGAAATAGGCATCGTAGAAGTAAATCTTTTCCACATAACTATTCCGTCATCTCCTTCTATCCATATATTTATATCTCCAGATTCAGATTGGTTTTGTATAAGATGAATTGTATAGCTTCCTCCAAGAACTTGTTGCCCCACTATGTAGTGCATCGCACCTCCCTTGTAGTCAGGTCCTATTGAGATTTTTCTAATATTCATATTATACGTTTTTCCAGACTTCAATTTGAGCAGATGGAGTAGTCCCAACCCATCCTAATAGATTTGTACCCTCTAATCTTCCAGAGTCATTACCAGAAGAATCCTTCATAATTTCATACGTTAAAACGTCATTTGCATTAGCAATAACAGGAACTGTTAACTCGTAAGGGGTTAACAATCCTGCCTCTATTATTTTAAAAACTTTAGGGTCTCCTACCTGAACACCATTTATTAAAGCTCTAAAAGCAAAAACAGAAACATTCCCTGAAACCCCTTCTTTTGTAACAGAAATAAAAGTGTTTACTAGGTAGTTACCTGCTGTACTAAATACAACATTACCACTTGATAGTATCTCTAAATTTGTAGATGACTGACTAGCACCAAACTCAACCTTTAAGGCTGTGTTCCCTGATGGACTTTGAAGGTCATAAGAAGTTCCCTTTATTTGAAAAACATATTGAGCTGTTGAATTAGGTATATCTCCACTTCCAAGCAATGAAATACCATCTACAGTCTTAATGTTAGTTCCGCTAACTAAAGTATCCTGCTTCGCATTTAATGCGGTCTGCAGGTCTGTTTGGTTAGATAGCGTTCCTGTAATACTTCCCCAGGTTACATCTGGAACTAACGCTATTATATCTCCAATCAAATAACTCTTGGTTATATTGGAATCTTCAAAGTCAGTTCCTACAAGGAAATCATCTACAGTTACTGCAGTGTCAAAATTATAAGTGCTTATCTTACCCATTTTCTTTTTTTATTTCTCCTGTTTGTATATTAATTACAGCGTCTTCTCCATATTTTTTCATTAGTTTTTGCTCCTCTAAAGCGTACTCAGCTTTCATTTCTGAAATGTCAGACATTAAAGCGTTCTGCTGAATAACCGTATCTCCCAATGATATTTTTAGTTTGTTAAAAGAGTTTACTAATTCTTGTATTCTTTCTAATTCTTTTTTAGTTAATTTATTCATTTTATTTGATTTTTTATAAAGATACTAAAATTTATTTAATCTCCCAATCTATCCTTTTTAAACCAAATGAAAATACCAACACTTTCTCAGCAACAAATGTTTCCAACTCTTCATTATCGTATAGACTTGTCATTTTTTCAAGTTCTAACTTGGTAATGTTAATAGTTTTTTGATTCAGCAATATATGTTGGTACATTGGTTCAGGAAACATTTCATCAACGGGTAATTCTACTTGAACGAAATACTGAACAACAGAAATTGCATTTGCCAAATTACTTGCAATCTTAACATTATTTATTCTTGCAATAAGTTTCCCTTTTACCATTCCATCATCATCTGTTAAGACTGATGGCATTTCATTTTTAGTTATAAATTCTTTCATTGTTTGTTTTTTAATATTCTATTTTTAAATTTTCTGCCCCTAAGTATCTATTGATAGAACAATCAAAATATAGGGCGGTACTACTTGCTATTGAAGACGTGTGAAAGGTTGTTCCATTTCTTTTGTAGTAAATTGTAG